TCATCCAAAAATTTTTGATACATCCTGTGCGGCGTTCTTGCGCATCTCATCTGAATAGTGGACGTAGACATTCATTACAGTATTGATATTGTCACCAAGTAAACTTGCTACTGTTTTAATATCAACACCATTCGCAAGAAGTGTTGTTGCATAGGTGTGACGAAATGCATGGATAGTTTTATTGGGAACTATCGTTCTAATAGCATAATTAACATTACCAGTACTGCTAGTATTAATATTAAATAATCGCTCAGTATTAGAGATTGATTTATACTCTAATAATATATTTGATAGAATAGGTGGAATAGGAAGAATTCGAATACTATTTCTTGTTTTCGGTTCCTTTACTCCGAATGTGTTATTTGACGTCCTAGACCATTGTTTGTTAATTCGAATGGTATTATAAGCCAAGTCTATATCAAGCCATGTTAGGGCTAAAATTTCTCCATATCTAGCCCCTGTATATCGAGCAATGCATAGTAGGGTATATAGCTTTTTATTATCTATATATGTTTTTAACAATAAATCCATTTCATCCATGGTAAAAGTTGTTAATGATTTATATGTTTTAGTTGTAAAACGTTTAATATCTGCTACAGGGTTAGATCGTATAATTCGATATGGTTTAATAGCGAAATTAAAAATAGACTTTAGGAAAGTGATGTGCATATTCTTTGTACGATTGGCAAATTCAATGTCAGAGAGCGTTTTGAATATTATCTGATGTGATATATCCCTAACACGTTTTTGATGCAATACAGATAGATTTTTAATGATATATTGATATACTAATTTTGTATTTTCTGATATACCAATCTTTTCCCGCATATACAATTCACACAATTCAATAAATGTAATATTTTTAAGACTGTCATCAAGCGGATTGGTGACAGTCTTTTTTAATTCCTCAATAATTTTTTGCCCATAAAGTTTTGCTTCTCTTTGAGTAGCAAAACCCTGTTTGGATTTTTGCTTCCATTTTATACCGTCTTTATAGCTGACAATTATTTGGTAATTGCCATCTTTTTTGCGAACCGTCATATTGCATTGCATAGTTACACGTCCTTGCTATTAATCACGTGATAAAAGAATTCCTCATCTATATCTTCATCTAATTCTCTATCATGAGCAATCCGTTCTATTAGATTGATATGTTCTTTAGAATGAAAGTCATCATATTTAATATGTCCTAATTCGTGTAGCACACTAATTCGTTGAGCATCAAAAGGCTTATTTAAATTAACCAGTATAGAATGACTGCCATCTTCATTAAGACGTACTACTGCTGTTTGGGTTTTCTTTAATTGCGTATAAATTAAATTAATAGACATAACAACGCACTCCCTTTTTATTCAATGTTTAATCTATGTCATTTTCCCAATGTATTTTATCGTAACCGGTAATGTGAAAAAATAATTTATGAATTTCTTTCTTTATTAAATACCATAGCCCAATTGCGGTAATGGTGGATTGAATAAACATTGCTATAAATACAATGTAAAAATCTTTTGTAAATGAATAAATCAATACAGCAATAAATCCGGCGATAAAAATAGAAAAACAACATGGAATTTGCGCATAATTTATACAATATTGAGTTATTTCATCTTTTTGATAATTACTTAACATGATTACTTCCCCTCGCGTTTCTTCAATCCCTCAATTAAATTAACAACAAAATCAATATCATCTTTTGACATATCTTCAGCTGCATCAAACAACAATCGCATGTCTGGATTATCCTTTAATTTATTGGCGTATTCCGCTACTTCAGGATCTATATAATATGAATCATTATTTAAGCCCATTAACTCTTCTGGAGAAACATGCAAGGCTTTTGCAAATGCATAAATTTTAGATTGTGGTATATCAATTTTCCCAGCTTCAATTTTAGCAATGCTTGTTCTATCTTTATAGCCTACTTGACGAGCTAATTCTTCTTGTGATAGTTCTAGTTTTTCTCGTAAAGCTTTGATATTGGCATATAGTTTCATAGGTTTTACCTTTCTTTTTAATGCCCCTTACAAGGTAAATATATTATATATGTGAAAAAAAATCAACATTTTTGTAATTTATTGTTGACACATAATCACCCTTAGGGTATATTATAGGTGTGATTAAAAATCACGTTATAAAAGGGGGTGAATAGATGAAGAGTTTAAAAGACGTGATTATTGAAAAAGGATTTCGTATCTCGTGGATAGCAAATCAGCTTAATATTACAAGATACACACTATACAATAAAATCAATGGAGTAACCGAATTTACGGCATCTGAAATTGCAAAATTAACAGAAATCTTACATTTATCAAACCTTGAGGTTAAGTCTATTTTTTTTAAAAAGTATAGTGATTTAAAATCACATCAATAATATTTAAAAAGTAATGCAAAGGAGATGAAACATGCTAGTACAAAATCAAAAAGACCTGTTAGTAGCTAACAAAGTCTATGGAAACGCACCAACTGTATTCGGTTGGGCAGGTCGCAACGCTAAGTATGCCGAATACTGGCGAAAAATTATTAGAGAATATTTTGCTAAACGCCATGTAAGTAAATTATGCAGGAAGTCTATCCATGGCAAAATCAGAGAATGTCGTGAAGCAGATAAAATGGCAAAAATGGAGGCACATTATGCAAGAAATTAAAACAACACTTAAAAAATACATCTTAGATTTGATGGAAGGTGGACAGACACCAACAACTATACTCCCGGAATTAATTAAACAGTATGAAGAACTGGATAAGAAATATCCGGATTTAAAGGAAGTGGCAGTTCCGGTTGAGGAAGCGCCATTCGACTTTGAAGATATTCTTTTACAACATGTTAATGCAATTACAAAAGCCATAAGAAAACAAAAGATGTTAACTGGTAGTAGTTTTGATTTAGCTATCTATAGTTCTTGTACAGTTCTTAATGAAACAGATAATAGCGCCACTCCAGTCAAATATTCACGTGTTATTTATGTGGATGAATAACAATGAGTCCCCTTGTTTACACAATTAAAGACGTTGCAGAACTGCTTCAATGCAGCGAAAGCAGCGTCAACAATCTTAGGGAACGTGGCATCCTACATGAAGTAAAAGGACTTCCGGGCGTCCGCTTTAACAAAAAAGAAGTTAATGCGCTCGTAGGGATTGTAGATGAATACAGTCCACTACAATACAGGAAGTTAGAAAAGGAACGTGATAGCTTGCTTGAAGAAAACAAAAAACTCAAAAATGCTATAAGAAAAATAACCAGTGATTTACTGGTTATGGTAGGAGGGGATTTGAAGTTATGATAATTACTGCTTTAAAATGGGCGGCTTTCATATGGATTATTGGATCCATGGGAAGCCTAGAAATCGATAGAATTGGGTTTGTTCAATTCTTATTGCAAATCATTACAGGCGGACTTGTTTGGGTGTGCGCCGATGTATATGAAAAAGAAAACGCCCGCTAACCGGCAAGCTAAACGGGCGCAGGCAATTTATACCTAAGTTAATTATACCATGGAGAATAAAATGCAAAAAAAAAAAATTGAAATCATATTAACACCTAAAGATGATGGCGGTCATGATATGGAATTTATCTTAAATAAAGATGAATTTAATGGTGGGGGAATAGAAATTGCGGCACTTTTGGTTTCAGCTGCTTATAACTTTGGACATAAAAATCTTAATATTACGCAATTTGTTGCATTTTTAGAAGCCACAAAAGATATGTGTGAAAAACAAAAAGGAATGGCTCTCTTAAATGAGTTACTTAATACATTTGAAAAGGAGAAAACAAATGGAAATTAATTTAACACCTGTTGTAAGTCAAAATGAACAAGTATTCAAGTGGAATAAAGATGAAATCAAGTCTTACTTTGAAACACAATTAGAAAAATACAAAGGACTTGTAGTTACGGAAGAAAACTATAAAGACATGGTAAGTGCTAAGAATGAAATTGTTAAGTATCGGACAACACTTGATAAATTCTGTAAAGAGAAAAAACGTGAACTCAAAAGACCTATTGAGTTGTTTGAAGAAGAAGTAAACGAAGTATTGAAAGTTGTTTACGATGCAGAAAAACCACTTGCAGAACAAATCAAATACTTTGATGAAAAAGAGGCACAAGCTAAAACAGATGCCATCAATAAGTTTATCGAAAAGATGGTTGAAAAATATGGAGTGCGTGAAGAGTACGCAAATCAACTTCAACATGATAAACGCTGGTTAAATAAAACTGCAAAGATGAAAGATATTGAAATTTCCATTGAGGGAATGATGATTGAAATCTCAAAGCGTCAACAATCAGATGATGATTATAAACAAATCTTAGCAGAGAAAAAAGGCATGATTGAGTTTGTTGTAGATACTTGTAACCAACAATACGAACTAGCAACACCAATTACATTTGATGAATGTTGGGGTGCGGTAAAAGATATGCCGTTAGATCAGGCTAGAGAGTTAATCAATGCAAAATTTGCAGAGCGTAACGAAATGGAAGAGGCTGCACGAGCAAGTATCACAAATGAACCAATTGAAATAGTTGAAGTGGCAGAAACAAAAGTTGGTTTAACAGTAACTGTTTATGACTTAACAGAAGATGATGCAAAAGATTTAACTGATTTCTTAGAAATGCGTGGTTACAAGTACAAAGAGGTATAGATGGATAGTAGATATAATGCGGTAAAAACTGTACCGCAATCAGCGTTAAAGGTAATTGACTTTGGGAAACTTAAAGGCAAGTATGATATTTCTCCACAATGGAGATGGGAAATATTAACCGAAGTTTATGGTATGTGTGGTGTTGGTTGGTACTTTGACATTGTGGATACAGAACAAGTATTGGTAGAAGCTACTGGCGAAACGATGCTTTATGTAAAAGTAAATCTCTATATAAGAGATGGTGAAGAATGGAGCAAACCAATTCCGGGTTATGGTGGAGATTTCTTAATCTACAAAGATAAAAATGGTTTTCATGGCAATGATGAGGCATTTAAGATGGCGGTTACCGATGCATTAGGTACTGCAGCAAAAATGATTGGTGTAGGTGCTGATGTATATCGAGGCTTGCAAGATACAAAAATCAATGCAGCTGCAGAAAAAGAAAAGAAAGAAAAAGAATTTGACCCTCACAATGCATACGCAATCATTTTAAAGATGGCAAAAGAACATGGGGTAAGTGAAGAACAAGTAGCACACCAATTAACAGAAATGTTTGGTGTTGGTGTGATTGATAACATTACAAGAAATCAAATGTCAAAACTCTATGACTGGGTAAAAGGTTATGAAGTGGACAACAAGTAATATTGAAACACTCCGTAGTCCACTAGGTGTAATGGTAGTAATACCAGCACCACATGACAATGATCTAGCGAAATTAGATAAAGAAAAAGAATATGTGATTGAGATTAAAAAGAAATCAAAATCACGTAGCATGAATGCTAATGCATACTGCTGGGTTCTTTGTCAAAAGATAGCGGAAGAATTAAGTAAGACAGGGTACACATCAAAAGAAGATGTGTATAGAAAAGCCATCAAAGATTGTGGACATTTCACATATGTACCAGTCCATGAGGATGCCATAGAAAGATACATTCAAATATGGCAAGGACATGGAATAGGCTGGATAGCCGAAGATGCTGGCGAATGCCAAAGTCTAAAAGGGTATCACAATATCATGTGTTACCACGGCAGCAGCGTATACAACACAAAAGAAATGGCAAGGCTTATTGATTGTCTAACAGATGAATGTGAACAACTAGGTATCAAGTTAGAACCTAGTGAGTACATTCAATCACTCATAGAGGGGTGGGAGAGTGAACAACAGAAAGAAAAGGGATAACAAATTATATTCAGTAACACGAAAACAAGCCTATGAACGTGATAATGGACAATGCGTTATATGTGGCTACAGAGCGGAACAATGCCATCATATAGTGTTCCGTTCACAAGGTGGTTTGAGTGAATTAAGAAATCTAGCTTGCTTGTGTATGCAATGCCACAACCAAGCACATGGAGTGTTCGCAAAAGAGATACGCAAGCACTTGTTAGAGGAAGTAGAAAAGAGGACAGATGAGTATGAAAAGAATTGATGTAGTTGAATTATATGTAATCAAACGTATTGAATTGTTAGAACGAGCAAATGGCGAATATCAAATTAATAAAAAAGAAATTGCAGAATTAAAAGAAGTGTTAGATGTAATAAATCGTGTTAATTTTGACAAACAAGTACGAGATGATGACGAACTAGAGCTTTTATCAAATACGCTAGATAAGATTGATAAATGCTTATCGAAAGTGAATGAAGATTAGCTTATGAGCGAACCAAAGAGATACTTTTGGTTGAAGTTGCATAAAGACTTCTTCCAAAGAAAAGAAATTAAACGATTACGAAAGATTGCTGGTGGTGATACTTATACAATTATCTATCTCAAAATGCTGTTACGTTCAATCATGAGTGATGGAAAATTATACTTTGATGGTTTGGAAGATGATTTTGCATCGGAACTTGCATTAGATCTTGATGAAAAAGAAGAGAATGTACAAATAACAATACAGTACTTACTCAAAAGCGGACTGCTTGAAATGTGTTCTGATGAGGAATACTACTTGCCTGATACAAAAGATAGTACAGGCTGCGAAACCGCAGTAGCTAGTAGGGTTCGTAAGTATAGAGAAAAGCAAAAAGCGTTACAATGTAACACTGATGTAACAAAAGCGAAACATTTGTGTAACGGAGAGAAAGAGATAGAGAAAGAGTTAGAGAAAGAGAAAGAGTTAGAGATAAATAAAATACATTGTCATGTTGAACATGACAACACCTCTAATTCTATAAATGAAATCATTGAATATCTTAACTCTAAAACTAACAAAAATTATAGAAGTACAACACAGAAAACTAGAACGCTGATAAAGGCGAGAATGAAAGAACACTTTACGATAGACGATTTTAAGATTGTCATTGATAAAAAATGTTCTGAATGGATGGGTACTAAATTTGAACCATACCTTAGACCTGAAACATTATTCGGTACAAAGTTTGAGGGATATTTAAACCAGTCACTTACTAAGTCAGAAACTGAAAGACGAATTGATAGCGTTAATGAATTGATTGATATGTACGAACAAGAAGAAAGGATGAGTAATGAGGAAGTCCGATATACTAACTGCGATAGCACCGATTACGGTCATGTATCAGAAAGATATTGATAAAAAGAAGTTGGAATTATATGTTGCTATGTTAAGTGATATTAATCCAGTAACATTGAGTGCTGCAGTTGAAGAGTTAATCAAAACACATGAATATCTACCTAGCGTAGCAACGATTAGAAAGAAATCAAAAGAGATTAGCGACTATGTAAACGATGTTCAAGAATTGGACACCGCACAAGGGGCATGGGAAATGGTAATCAAGGCTGCACAAAGTTATGGCTATGACAAAGGGTTAGAACGATTAAGTGGCTTAACCTTAACTTGTGCCAAATCTATATGGTCATCTTTTGATCCACGCAGGGGCGATGATTACAACGAAAGCAGTTGTAGAGCGCAGTTTATCAAACAATATGAACAAATGGCGGTTAGAGAACAACATAGATTAAAGATGGCAAATGCTATTAAAAATAATGGCTTATTGCTAGAGGCTAGACAAAAAGCAGAAAAAGAACGAATGGCATTAGAAAGTGGTGAACGAACAATTAAAATGTTACCAACTGGAAACCTAGTGGAAGTGGCAAAAGAACCAATTGATGCAGCGAAAGTAATTGAACAAAGTAACTTGTCAGATAGTGGCAAGACGCTTTTAAAACAAGCAATAGGGGGTTAAACGTGAGGGAAAGAGTGAAAGAGTTTGATGTAAGTGTAAACGTTAGCTTTAATGTTAGTTTTCAAGTCATGGCAACTAGCGAGGCACAAGCAAGAGTAAAGATTGAAAACTTGCTTGAAATTATGAGAAACGAGGCAACAGTCGATTGCCACATTCATCCTAACTATGATGTGTTTGTTGATGAAGTAGATGCTGAATTAAATCAAATCAGCTATTGGTAAGGGGTGATGAGTTGTTAAGTAAAAAACGAAAGATGGTAATCACCATTGAGATACCTCTAAACGTGGACACACAAGAAGAGGCATCAAAACAAATGGAAATGATTGCAAAAGTAGATGCACGAACATTTGAAAACTTAGAAGAAATGATGCGTATCTATAAAGGCAGAATGTGTATTGAACAGAAGATATAGGAGAATTGAATGAATACAGTACAAATTTTAGGTAATTTAACACGTGATCCAGAAGTACGTTATACGAATAGCGGAAAGGCGGTAGCCACATTCAATGTGGCAGCCAGCAATACATTTGTTGATAGCAATAATGAAACAAAAGAACAAACCGCTTTCATCAACTGTGTAGCATGGGGAAAGCTAGGCGAAAGCATCGGTAATTTGCGTAAAGGCAATAGAGTGTTTGTTGAGGGTAGACTTCAAACACGTTCATACGAAACACAAGATGGTCAAAAACGATATGTAACAGAAGTGGTAGCAAACTTTGTAGGTACATCATTAACAAATGATGAAACTGCATCTAGTAACTTTGATAGTTTTGAGCAACCGCAAGATGAAAATGTTCCGTTCTAAGAGGTGAAAATATGGTTAGGGTTACAGTATTCGCAAATAGCGGAGTTAGGATTTATGTAACGAAAGATTATGAAACAACAAAAAGTTTTGAAAGAGATTTGGGAAGAGCGCTTGACGGAAGAATGCAGTGTATATGGTTTGAGGATGTAAACGGAATATTAGTAACTACATCTCCTATAGGTTGCATTATCGAAGTAGAAGAAATCAAGGAGTGAGTATTAATATTGAATGCACCATGTAAGGGATGCGAATACAGAGAGGTAGCTTGCCACGTTAAGTGTCCAGCTTACCGAATGTATAAACGCAAAAGGGAAACGATGCAAGAGAACACAATCAAACAGAATGATGTGTTAGCGTACCTTGGGGATAACGTAAAGAAAGTTAAGCATCGTATGAGAAAAGCAAAGTATGGATATGTGGTGATTGATTAGAGGTGAATAGGAAAGAGGATGCATATATGGGGGTTATTTGATGATGGCAACGGCTGCTATCGTCAAGCGGTAGATGAATATAACGTGAATATGGGGGGGCAACACACGATCACATCAATAGGTATTGGCAATGCGTGTATTAATCAAGATTTAGCAGTTAATACACTGCATAAACCTAACGCACTATGGGAACAGTTGGACTTGCTAGATAGACCAGATGTTATTCTAGCCAGTCCACCCTGTGAAAGTTGGAGCGTGGCAAGTGCCATGAAAGGTGGTAACGCCTGTTGGAAACAAGAAAAGGATATGACTATCAACTTGTTTGGTGAGTACGAACAAGGTAGTAAATTCACAATCAGAAATCATGCTGACTATGAAAACTACCAATTTAAGTATGATAAGTCATTCTTAACACGCATCAATGGTGAGATGTGCATCTACAACACATTGAAAATCATTGAGCGATACCAACCTAAAGTATTCGTGATTGAAAACCCAGCATATGGGCGGATATGGGAATACATAGCAAATGTAATAGGGTTTGATGTTCCTTATGAAAACCTAACGTATTACAACAACTATGATTACCCAGTTAAAAAGCCTACAAAGTTTGGTAGCAATATCGATTTGAAACTACTCAAAGACGATATGAAAAATCAGATTAAATTCAATAAGTTAAACATAAAAGGAATAAACCGATACAACATGAGGTCGCATATTCCGTTAGATTTAGTAAAAGCTATTTTAAAGAGGTGTGATGATCATTGCCGATAAACAGTAAACAAAAAGGTGCTAGAGGTGAACGAATGTGGCGTGATGTATGCAGGTCGCATGGTTTCGATAAAGTCCGTAGAACTGTACAATATTGCGGTAACACAGGTGATGCATCGGACTGTGTAGGACTACCTAACATACATCAAGAGGTCAAATTCGTTGAAAACTTAAATGTCCGCAAGGCATATGAACAAGCGGAACACGATGCAAAACAAGCAAACAATGGAGATATACCTATTGTGGCTTGGAAGAAAAGCAATAAAAAGTGGCTTGTAGTTATGAGTGCAGATGATTGGTTTAAATTGTACAAGGAAAGTGAGTGGAGTAATGGTTAATATGAGCGAGTTTGTACCAGATAATAACCTTAACTGGTTAGCACTAGCAGCTTGTGTGTATGGAGATATAAGTGCTGGTAGAGCGTTGTGTTGTTTAGGGTTGAAAGGAACAAAACCACAGAAAACATATACACGTGTAAGTGATTTAGATGGAAATTCATTATTAAAAATGCATCAAGCTGGAATGTCATTAAGGGCAATTAGTTATCAAGTAGGAGCAGATTATAAAACAGTAAAAAGAGCGTTAATTATGTTAGGGGAGCTTTAATGGAACAAATGAAAGTAAATTTGGTTAGTGAATATGCACAACTACCAACAAGAGGAAAGGTGGACTCCGATTTACCGCAAGTATCAGCTGGGTTAGACCTGTATTGTCCGTTTAGTGTAACGATACCAGCAGATAGTAAGCGACAAATTCCATTAGGTGTAGCAGTTGAAATTCCACCTAATCACATGGGGTTATTAACACCAAGAAGTAGTATGAGCAATACACCGCTACGATGTGCCAATAGCGTTGGAATAATCGATGAAGATTATAGAGGTGAGATTAGCATTGTGTATGAAAATGTATCGTGCAAAAACTACACAATAAATAAAGGTGATCGCATCGCACAACTAATCATCGTTCCGATTAAATTGGTCGATGTAGTAGAAGTAGATGAATTAAGTGAAACAGAACGTGGTGCTGGCGGTTATGGCAGTACAGGAAAATAAATGTGTTGATGCGAAAAAATCGCAGTAGCAACAATACTTATGAGTAAATTGAAAGCGAGTAAATAATATGGAATGGTCAGAAATTAAAGAATTAATCGATGAAAAGTATAGTGAAAGTGGAGTTAGTGTTCTTGTTAATAATGAATTGCTTTGTGTAACAAGAGTATCTGTTGATTTGGACACCGATGAAATTATATTGATTACAGAAAAGGAATAAAGAATGTGTAAGAAAGATGGATTGGCAAATGCAATTATATTTATAGCATGGAGTGTGTTGGTTTATATGCTAGTTATTAATGGCGCATTTAAGGATTGAGGTGATTTGTATTTGAGCGAACTGTCAAAGGAAGAAAAGAGATTAATAAATAGTGCTAAGGAATACCTAGAGCCGTTAAAAACAGTAGATAAAGATATTGAGTTGATGGTGATGGAAATAAAAGAATTACAAAGTAACATAACAACGATTAGTGCTATTGATTACTCAAAAGATAGGGTAAGTGGTGGCGGTGTTCCTTGTGGATTGGAAAATAGCGTTGCAAGATTTATTGATATAGAAAAGGAGCACCGCAGACGGCTTGATGAGTTAAAACAGTATAAGTGTGATGCAACTGATTTGTTATTCGATTTGCATGCTCCTCTTGGTAGTAAGATATTGAGAGCTGAATACATATTAGGCATGACTACACAGCAAGCATGTGCAATTTACGAGGAACATTTTAAAGAAAGACAAGCCTTGAGATATAGAGATGAAGCATTTATTGAAGTAGCCAAAAAGATATCACAAAATGTCAGTAAATGTCAGTAAATGTCAGTAAATGTCAGTATATCTATGGTTTGCTATTAGGTATAATATATATGTAGAAGTTGCCACTAAGCGACTTTACTCACTCTTTCCTTTTGGAAAATCAAAATACAACAACAAGCGCACCCACATAAGAGTGCGCCTTTGTTGTATATGGGCGAAATGTGGTGTGGGACAATTCATCGATGGACACAGAGTAGCAGCGCAACCATATTTGATTAATGAGTGAAAACAATACTTTTTTCTAATTTCAATCAAAGTATGTGTTAAGACTTATGTAAAAAAATTACTGCAAAACTGATATGGGTAGGTCGAATATTTTCAACATAGCTTATAGACTTTAAATACGAACCTACCCTAATTGGTTCTTACATATTGAATACTGACAACTAACTGGGCCTCCAAAGATTAGTCATATATTCTATTGTTACTTAACCTAACACAAGTACGATTCATCATAGTTAGTTGTTGGTATTGAGTATGTAATGATCATTGAAAACTAGGTGCTTTTATCTTTTTAACTTTGTTTTTCATAGTTGAAACCTAAAATTGCGTAAATTGTCATGTCATAAACAAAGCACCTAGTTTTGAGTGATTAATGCAATCAAAATGAATAAAACTATCACATAATGAGGTATATCTACGTGGATATATCTCATTTTTTGTATAAATCTATCAAAAGGGGAACATATGACACAGATACATTGCGATAGAAAGCATTGTTTAAACAATGATAAATATGGGATATGCACTGCTGATGTAATCGAATATAACGGCTTGTGTCAGACATATATAACGGCTAAACATTCTTGCAAACCAAACTGCGGAATATGTCGCAAGGATAAATGTAAGTTAAAAAGGAAAGGTGGCGAAGTACTTAAATGATTAAAGCAATTAAACAATTCATTGAAAATAGAAAGCTATTCAAACAAGCAGCCAAGGACTTGAACAATAAAGATTTACAAGCTAAGGCAAAATATGCTTATGAGCATCGTGGGGATAGCTTACTGACTATCATTGATTATTTAGCTATTCTAAGTGCGGTATTAATCGCAATGGCCATAGTGTGGTGTTGGGTGTGAATTACCAACCAACAATAAGAAAGCTATTAACCGCATTACGAATGAATGGTAGGCGATACGTGGTTGATACAAGGCAATCATGGAGTAAATATGATAAGCCTTGTAAGGTGTATATCGTAAGTCGAATGTATAACGAGGAAGAGTATAAACTAACATTTCCTGAAAAGTACAAAAAGGGTAAGACATTTAAACAAGGACAACTCTATAAAAAAGAAAGCGAGTATAGCAGCACCAAACAACATGAGGTGTTGCTATTTTTAGTTAAGACATATAAAGGTGGTGAGTAACATTGACGAATATAGAAGAATTAGCACAAAAACTAACTAAGAAAGAACGCATATTCGCTGATGAATACGTTAAGACCACCAACGGAACACAGAGTGCAATTACGGCTGGATATTCAGAAAAGACGGCAAGAAGTAAAGCTAGTCAGTTGTTGACAAAAGTAAACGTGCGCCAATATATAGATGCAGTCATGAACGAACGCAGCAAAGACACAATCGCAACGGCTGATGAAGTGTTGGAATACTTGACTAGGGTTGTGCGTGGCGAAGAAAAAGATGCGTTTGGTTTAGATGTATCTGTTGCCGATAAAACGAAAGCAGCTGAACTGTTAGGTAAACGGCATATGTTATTTACTGATAAGGTTAAATTATCTGCAGAAGTAGAAATTGATATTTCTGACCGTATGAAAAAAGCACGGAGTAGATCTAATGAAGTACAACAAAGCACAGCTGATTGACGCACTTGCATCATTTGCTGATGATCCGTTGGGGTTTGTGTACTTTGCCTTTCCTTGGGGAGAGCCAGGGACGCCATTGGAGAATATGGAGGGGCCTGATGAATGGCAACAAGAACATTTAAAATATCTAGGTGAACAATTAAAGAAAGGCAAGTCTTTACAGACTGCCATTCGTACTGCTCACGCATCTGGCCATGGTATCGGTAAATCTGCCGATGTATCATGGCTTATTATATTTGCAATAGCTACTCATGAGAATACTCGTGGTGTTGTA